AATCATTCCCACTGAAGATGGAGATCCGTTCAAGGATTATTGGTTTCATTATAACCTGGGAGACAATCCTGGATTTTTGAGCCCAAAGAAGAACTTTGGCGATGATTGCCCTTTGGATTCTTTTGTTCGCAATCTTTGGAAAGAAGGAACAGAAGAGAGCAAACGAATGGCTAAAAAATTGGGCGCTCGACAACGCTTTTTCGCACCAGTTCTTGTGCGTGGCGAAGAAAACCAAGGCGTACGCGTCTGGGGCTTCGGCAAGCAAGTATATGAAACGCTTTTGAATCTAGTTCTAAACCCGGAATATGGCGATGTTACAGACCCAGAAGCCGGCATTGATCTTGTTATTACTTATGGAAAGCCAGCCGGTGCTTCTTTTCCTGTGACGACAATCACTCCCCGCCGACGAAGTTCCCAGCTTTGTCCCGATGGTCCTGAAAAGTGTCGCGAAGTTTTGGAAGACATTCCAGATTTTGAAGAATTATTTGCACCCAGTCGTAAAACCTACGATGAAGTACAAACGATGCTTGATGAATTTCTTTTGGGGGACGTAGACTCAGAAGAAGTTTCATCTGAAACTACCAAGTATAATGATAGTGGCAGCGAGAAGTCAAATTCTGTTGACAAAGCATTTGCAGACCTCCTTGGTAGTTAACCTGTAAGGGGGCGAATTTCGCCCCCTTATTTTTTATTTGACAAACAGGAAGGAAAAGTCTATAATGGTTTGTGAAGTAGTTTTTTTGATAAACAGGTTTATCATTCAATGTACATTTTAATAGGATAATTATGGCTAAAGTAAAAACAACAAAAGTCGGCAAGCTTTCAAGCATGGATATGCGCAAGATCCTTAATAAGAAAGCTGGCATGAATATTGCGCACAATTTAAATGAAGACAGTCCAACAATCGTAAAAGATTGGATTCCAACCGGATCTCGCTGGCTCGACTCTATTACATGTAGAGGAAAACTAGCAGGAATTCCAGTGGGAAAAATTGTGGAGATTGCTGGATTGGAATCTACAGGCAAATCATACATGGCTGCACAAATTGCCGCCAATGCTCAAAAGAAAGGCATTGATGTAATTTACTTTGATTCTGAATCCGCGATTGATCCTGGCTTTTTAGAAAAGGCTGGATGCAATGTAGAAGATATAATCTATGTGCAAGCCAGTTCAGTAGAATTTGTGCTTGGAGCAATTGAAGAGTTGCTTGGCAACAATGAAAACCGAATGCTTTTCATTTGGGATTCATTGGCACTAACACCATCAAATTCTGATATTGAAGGAGATTTCAATCCCCAGTCGTCGATGGCAGTTAAGCCTCGTATCCTTTCAAAGGGAATGTCAAAGCTAACAGTGCCAATTGCAAATAGCCAATCTACATTATTAGTTTTAAATCAACTTAAAACAAACATAACAAGCAATATTGCCGAAGCTTTAACTACGCCATATTTCACTCCTGGCGGAAAAGCAATGATTTATGCTTATTCGCTTCGCGTTTGGCTCACTGGCCGAAAAGCAAAGAATTCATTTATTTATGATGACAAAGGATTTAGAATTGGCTCAGAAGTAAAAGTTAAGCTGGAGAAATCTAGGTTCGGCACACAAGGGCGAAATTGTAATTTTAAGATTTTGTGGGGCGACGAAGTTGGAGTTCAGGATGAAGAAAGTTGGTTAGACGCAATCAAAGGCTCAGACCATCTAAAACAATCTGGTGCTTGGTTTGAGCTATGCTACGAAGATGACACTAGCGAAAAGTTTCAAGCCGCAAAATGGACTGAAAAACTTCAAGATGAAAAGTTTCGAAATCGTGTTTTAGAAGTTATGGACGAAGAGATTATTCGTAAATTTGATGATAGAACAGGAAATGCTGCCGATTATTACGAAAAAGAAGAAGAAACGACTTAAAAGCACTATTTACTATAGTATTTAAGGGGCGTTTTTTTCATGAAACTAACAAAAGCAACACTCAAACAATTAATCCAAGAAGAATTAGAAAACACATTACAAGAAGACATGGCAGACATACACCGAAAACTAGAGTTTGATGCCAAACTTGCAAAAGAACGTAAAGCCCTTGGTCGCGACGTAGGAACATATCAACACAAAGAAGCTCCCGCTCAGGAACAAAGTTGGAGCGACTGGATTTACGATGTGACATCCGCACCCGAAAGTACAGCTTATGGTACTGCGCCCTCAGATATCCAACCATTTGCAGGAACTGAAATGGGTTGGGGCGGCCCGGGCACCACTGCCGGTTTCCAAACTCCAGATGTATATGGGGAAGAAACAGAAGAAGCCCTGGACACTGCCAAAGGCGCTGGGGCAATTGCAGCCCTCGCAACTTTAGGTCGCGCAGCGCCCCGTCCGCCCACAATGGGCGGCACAGGCCCGGGCGGAGTAATTGGTAGTCGCGTGCCTCCGGCCGGCCAACATGGATCCGCGCCGCAATGGCGACATCGGACACCTTCGATTCAGCACGGCCCTCCTGGTAGTTCCATGCCCGGACCATGGTATCAGAGAATCAGCCCTACACTGCGTGATTGGCCGGTCGCACCGGCATGGAGACCGGCCCCTCCGGGCGGTTGGTCCTCCATACCGCGCCTCGGCGAAAGCCAACAACAAAACCTCCAAAAAATCATTCAACAAGAACTACAAACTGTTCTTGCAGAAACACTTTCCGCAGAAAAGCAAGCTAAACTTAAAAAGCTCAAAAAAAAGAAAAATAAGTCAAAAGAAGAAAAAGAAGAAGAGAAAAGCCTCAAACACCAATGAATGAAAGAAGGAAAGCTGAGTTCAGCTTTAGTAAAAAGATTTCAACTAAAAGAATCAGTTGGTAAAGTATTGTGGCACTCATTAGATAAGCATGGCCGCATCAATGAATATGATATGCAATTTGGAGACACAATTGTTAAAGGTCTTTTACCAGAAAATATTGAACCAGTTGTGGTTCAAGAACACAAGCACTTTAAACGAGACGACAGAGAAGATGATTAATGCCCTACGTCGTACGAGGAAAATGCGTCTATAAAAAAGGCAAAGGCGGTAAAAAAGTAGGCTGTACAAAAGGCTCCGTTAAAAAATATCTCGCAGCTTTACATATGCACGCAGACGAATCTAAAAAATACGACGAAGAACTATTAGAAACCCTCGAAGATATCATTCAAGAAACCTTAATAAATTTAAATCTTAATATTTAATTTTCTTGACACACAAATACAAATATGTTATGCTATATAAGTAATATGGCTGGATGGCGGAATTGGTAGACGCAACGGACTTAAAATCCGTTATCCATATGGATGTAAGGGTTCGATCCCCTTTCCAGCTACTTTTAAGCCACAAAGGAGATTTAATGAGCTTTAAACAACCACATAGAAAATTTAGACGAAGAAGAAAACTTGGCTCTATGAAGCGCAGAAAACGAAAACTCCGAAGAAAGAAGAAATAACATGAAAAGAGTCATGATAATTGATGCTTTAAATCAATTTTTAAGGGCATATATAGTAAACCCAACTTTATCTCCGAATGGAGATCCAATTGGCGGAGCATCTGGTTTTCTTAAAATTTTGCAAAAACTTTGCCGAGAGATAAAACCAGACAAAGTTGTTATTTGCTGGGATGGTCAAGGCGGAAGCAAAAAACGCAAGCTTATAAATAAAAATTATAAGGGAGGTCGCAAACCACTTCGACTCAATCGCGACATCAAACATTTAACAGAAGAAGAAGAACTTCAAAATAAGATTTGGCAACAAACGCGCTTGGTAGATTATTTAAATAACTTTCCAATCACTCAATTAATGTTTGAAGGCATAGAAGCCGACGATGTTATAGCTTTTGTCTGCCAAATACCAAAATTTAAAGGATGGCAAAAAGTAATTATTTCAAGTGATAAAGATTTTTTTCAATTACTTGATGATGAAACTGTTGCTTATCGCCCGACTCAACATGAAGTCTTAAATAAAAATATGATTGTAGAAAAGTTTGGCATTCATCCAACTAATTTCGCTTTAGCACGCGCCATCGTTGGAGACCAAAGCGACAATCTTGAAGGTATTAAAGGAGTTGGTTTGCCTACAATTGCGAAAAGATTAACATTTTTAAGCGAAGAGAAATCTTACACAATTCCAGAAGTTGTAGAATTTTGTGAAAATGTAAATGGCAGCTTAAAAGCATATAAAAACATTGCTGAGAGCCAGGCATTAATAGAACAAAATTATCAATTAATGCAATTATATAGCCCAAATATTTCAGTTCAAACAAAAAATAAAATTAAATATATTATTAAAAATGCAGAATTGACATTTAATAAAACCAATACAAATGGTATGAT